TGCTATGGTTCTTTCCATTTCCGCCGCTGCTAGTTCTCTTGCCGTCGCGGCATTAAGCCGCTCGGTTTCAGCTGCGGCGGCGGTCTCAATCCGCAGTTGTTCAGCGGCAGCCGCTGCTTCCCTCTGGCTTGCTGTTAGGCCATCTATAGCTTTCCCAGTTTCGTCCGTTTGGATTCCAAGACCTAACATAGCCGCAGCTTGCTTGTCACCGGACCTTGACAATGTGTTAGCCGATGTGTTGAGTTCGTTCATTTTGCGCTGGAGCGCAACAGATGTTAAAAGCAGAGAGTGCGATGTGCTTTCAAGTTTCTCATCCATGAAGGGCAGAAAACGAGCAAGGTCAACAAACTGTTTTATTACAAGAGTTATGACAAACGCCAAACCTGTAAAGCCCGCAGCCGCGCGTGTTAGGATAGCCGCCAAGCCAGTACCAACAATCGCTATGACTTTATTAGCCGAGCCCTTAAAGTTTTCCATAGCCGCACGACTCTGTTCCAAAGCCGTACCGGTGTCATTCAATGAATCACCAAATTGACCCATTGTTTCTTTACCTTCCTTAACAATTGCGTTAAGCAAAGCCATCTTCCGTTCGGTTTGTGATAGTTCCTTTACAGTCGTTCCTAACTCTTCGGCGTAGTCTTGGTAAGCCTGATCGAGACCACCCACAAAACCAAGGTTATCCAGAATCAGCGGGGACATGCGGCCAATACCGCGTGTTATGTCGTCGAATGCGTTCGATAGAGTCGCGCCGGTCGAAGCTGCACGGCTGGCCGCAATCTGCAACAGATCATCTATTTCTGAAGCAGGTATGCCTAACAATAGCGCCCTGGAACTAGACGCTATTAGGTCGGAGGTCGATACGGTGTTATTCGAGGCTTTTTTCAGTGTAGCTATGAACCCGTCGAACCCAACACCCATCGAAGCAAGCTGCCCACGCAACGCTGTCTCTTGACGTTCCAACGTGATCGTGGATTGAATAGCATCGAACACGCCTCTAAGAGCGCCCTGCACATCGGACAGCGTAAAGACAAATCTTTTCTTGAGGAACGACCCGAACTTCTTAAACGAAGACTGCGCCTTACCAATGTTCTTAGCAGCATCCGCCGTATCCGCTTCTAAGCGAACCTTTATAGCAAGGTCTTTAGGCACTTAACCTTCCTTCTATAGGAACACGAGCGTAAATTCACTGCCGTCTGTTAGGCCAGTGCAGATCCCAGTGATTTTCGAAGCAGACTTTCTCCCCGCTAAATCCGGGGCGTAAGATCGAACCTCAATGTTCAAGCACTCGACTTGATAGGCGACGGCGGAATCACTTCCCGTCGCTGCGCTGCCTGCCGTGTATGTTAGGTCGTCTGTCGGTGCCGAAGTAAGCGCAAGCTGCGCTCTCGTGTAGTCGATGTCGGATGAGTCGTCACGAATTGTCATCTCAATCGTGATAGTTCGCCCTATCTGCTCAGGTGTATTACCTGTTGAACTCGCGGAGTCTGGAACTATCTCAATTTCGTTATCACACGAGATCCCTAACTCGGTCCAGCCGCGAGAAATACCGCCCCAGAGAGGACTAACACTCTCAACACTTGGGGAGTTGACCGTCACCTGTTCTTCATAGTCAAAAGTTGGAAACGTAATAGACGCATTAAAGGAGTCGACAACACCTGTTAGGCTGCACGTCATAATCCCAATTTCACCCGGGGACTGGCTGAGATCCCAGTTACCGCGAATGTCGCGGATAACCCAAGCAACGCCCGAATCGAAAACGCGCGCAGTAGCAATCGAGACATCGGCAGGTTTATACTCCCACCCAACTGTCGGCGTCGATACCGAAATCGCACCTGTTAGGCCACATGCGCCTAACAAAGCTTTGATACCCTTCTGATGTTTAAACTCGCTACCTGCTGGGGTAGCTCCCGTAGTCTGCTTATTGCCAGACATCGAAAATGCAAACTCCAATGAAACTTGCTCCTCTAGGAAGTCGGACGAAAGTTTTGTGAAGCCACCCGTTACCGTACCTTTCTCCCTCAGCCGTCGAGTGAATGAATGAGTGACTCCCGATTCAGCAAGACCCGAGGCGACATCGCCTAATATGATGCCGTCGTCTAAGTTTATAGATCCAGAGAGTGCGGCAATCATCCCGTCTGCCGTTCCTTCCGTACCCTGGGTCCCAAACGCGATACCCACCTGTCGTGTAAATGTTGCCATCTTCTTCTCCTGTTATGCGAGCGCTAACTGCGCGCCTATTGAATAAGTGATCCTCTTGCCGATTCGTTCTGGCTTAACATTGACTGCGGGGAAATCTGGCACCAGGGCGTACACCGAAACCATGTCTTCCCAAAATGAATCTGTAATCATAGCCAGTTGATCGGTTGCCATCATCCCATCTCTGTACGTCTGCTCCCCAGCAAAGGTGGACAGTACATGATGAACTAACACCTCTACTTCAACGATGGTGCGCGGTGCTTCTGAGTCCTCGTTGATCCTGTTAAGGTGCGTAGCCTGAATCTGGTATTTGGTCGTGCCTAACGCCGTGAACTCTGTTGTGGCATCTCCATAATCCTGAGACATCCTGGTACGGGTCCCCCCAGCGATAGCGTCTATTTCTGTCTCGATTTCGGCCACAAGATCTAGCAAAGAAGCCACTACACACCCTCCCACTTAGCAAATAGAAAGGCGGCAACTAACGTCCTACGTGGGGCTTCGGAATGGACGATAGACCCTGGATTCATGTATATGGTGTCTGCGTTAGTGATAGTGGCGGCTGTTAGGGCTGCCGACATTCCCTCGCATAACTCTATAGTGGCTTCCTCTGTGTCGAGGTTATTCACTATGACAACAGCATAGCCATACTCAATAGACCTAACACCAAAAACAGGAGCCTGAGGCTCCTCAGTAGTGGGGTTGTAAACTAACACCACTGGAAGATCGCCCTCATCTATGTTCGCGGGGTCGCGCCACCCGATCTCCACATCAGAGGAGTCTATGCCGGATACAGTGGCAAAGATGGCGGGCAATTCGTCCATGATGTTATACGCCCTGGCAGTCATGTCTTGTTAATCTCTTTCTGCCAACCTAACGTGAAAATCTGTCTCAACTCTCTGTTGACCGCGTTAAGCGCTGGCTTCATGAAAGGCCGAGGCGGATACGTCGCCGTGTGCGCCCTGACCTTATGTGTACCACCGCTAGGAGACTTTCGGGTATATGCACGTCGGGAAACGGTACCGCCAACCTCGTGTAACTGCATATATTTAAGGTCGCTGCCTATGTCTACATAAAACCTGCCCAACCCCCCGCGATCCACTCTAATAGACCGTCTACCGTCGCCGGATCTACTTGTTAGTTTGGTTTTCAGAGGCGCACCCTTACCTCCAGACTTAATTTGTTTCAGAGCAGCGTTTTTCTGTATAAGCAGACCACCCCCTATTAGAGCCTGACGCACGAAAGTTGGATTCTTTTTGGGGTCGATTTGCACAAGCGCCCTAACAACATCCTCCTCATTTTCGACTGTAATTCTAACGAACGAAGGCATTAGGCGAGTCTCCTGTATGGAGTCATAGCCGAAATCGTCTGCGGCATAAAACCTGTTGTAACAAATATGTTTGTGTTCCCAGTCTCTGGGGATACGGAACTAACATGCGTTCCAGCACCGCCAGCCTTCACAGTCTGTAGCCACCCTCGAACAGTCTCCTGCGTGCACGCTTCCACCAAATCCGCAGGTACGGCAGCGTGACCGGCTGTGTAGTCTACCTCGATCTCGCTGTTGCTTGGCCACTTGATACGATATTCACCACTAACACGTCTAAGAATACGATCCTGCTCAGCGCGGTAGGTGTCCGATACTAGAACCACACCAGCTTGCCTAACTTCCTCGATAGACATGATAGGCCCTATGTCCAGGACCATGCCGGTGCTAAGTCCAACAGGGTAGTGGCGCTCAGATGTGGTGACCGTCGATAGGATGTTACGTCCCATCCAGTTCTGCATAGATTTTGATACACCCTCCAGATGCCGTGTTATGGCATCATCATTAGTAGATCCTGTTATGCCAGCAGAGTCTTTGACATTCTGGAGTGTTGATAGGAAGACGGTAGCCGGTGCACCACTACTGGGTGTACTGATCTCAACCGATGCCGATAGGCCCATCGCAAAACCGGATTCGGATGTTATGCGAAGGTATAAGGTTGTTGTTCCGCTAAATAGTATGTCACCAGTTACGCTGATGTGCCGTGTCCCGTCAGCAACGGTGCCAGAAAGCAAAGCGGTACCGCCACCACCGGCCACAGTATTGACCATAGCGGAGACGGTACCGCTGCCTGGTGCATCGGTGAGCCTAAGATCCAAACGTGTTATGCGAAACGCTCCCCCGATCGTCGCGAATGCCACGTCAACACCAACAAAGCCCGCAAGCAATCCTGAGATTTGCTGCGATTCTACCCGATGCGAGACAGTCACTAACTAATCCTTCTTATATCGTGTCGCCACGACTTCTGCATCTTTGCCTTCTACCGCGCCTGCGATATCGGCAACGAGCCGTACTAGGTCCTGGCCGTCTTTGACGTGGCCATACCTTTCAAACCGCCTAGCGGACTTCGTAATTTGCGTCCGCTTTCCCATGCCAACATCGACCTGATTAGGCACCATCTTACGAGGCTCCTTGACCGGTGCTTCTTCTTCTGATCGACTAACAGTATTTTCAACTGCTTTTTCTGTTGATGAATCTCGGTTCGCCATTTGGATCCTCTTTTGTTTGGGTGGTGAGAACCAGGGGACACAGCGCCCCCTGGCCTATCACTCACCTAACGTGCTACGCCTCAGTGATTCCACCGAGTTTCTTGAACGCTTCCGGTTGCAGGACCGCGCCATCACGACGCTGTACCCACTTCCACGTGTGCTCATCCGTGAGGAAGGCTTCATCACGCGAGAACTCCGCGCGAATCGAACCATGCTCCAAGACACCGTAATAGTTGAGGTCGCCTAGCACCAGTACACCAGTACTACCTGGAACCTCAAGCAAAGGACGACCAAATATCATACCAACACCAGGGGCACCCTGCCCACCAGAGAGACCCGATGCTGGCATCTCTCCTGCGTTGAAGATCGGACGACTGTTAGCGTCCACGATATCGCTCAGTTCCTTGATGATGTTGTTGCTGCCCATCCAGACTGCACCACTTCGGTACTGACTGAGAAGCGCGAACCACAATGCCTGCACGTCACCGTAAACCATCGTGCCCACAGTGGCGTCGACAGAGGTAATTGAGGTATTGTTCTCAATCGCGTCTGTCTGGTTCGTGCCAGTACCATCACCATCGGCGAAGTCCTGCGCATCGTTTCGTATGGCGATCGTTCGCGCTGCCTGCTCAGACAGGAAACTAACAGCGTTAAAAGCGTTATCCTCGATGAACTCCACACTGGAGCGAGTCGAAACAACACTCTTTTTCTTGGTCAGCGTAACCGTCCCGTACGTCGGGTCGGCAGGGGTGATGGTTCCGGCTTCGGCAACACCAGCCGCCGCAGCGAACGTCGCTTCGGTCGGGATTCCAAGGGTGGTTGCCGCACTAACAAAAGTGCGTGCGCGGGGTCCGATAACCTGGATCTTGCGCTTCTTCTCAACAATGATATTCGCCAAGGGCGACGGCACCAAAGCCGAATCACTGGTGGTGTTGAGATCGCGAGTGGTGCCCATAGCACGATGGATTGCGTCGTGAGATCGCGCCATCAAGCCGTGGTCATTTCGCATAACACCAACCGCCCACTGTCCGATGTGGTGATCAGCTTCCGGTGTACGGATGCGTTGTTCCCACTCAGGAAGTGTGCGGTATAGCTCCTCGAATGCCGGTGTCGTTCGGCTAGCAGAACCCGCATTTCGGGTACTGTCGTCGTTTTCCTCTTCAGACCTAACAGCAACTTTGCTTCGGTCAACTTCACCAACGCCAGCGGCCTTGAGTCGCTCGGTCACGGTCTCTTCGACCGTTTCCCTAACAACCTCTTTGAGGTCATCGAGTTTGACGGTTACAGCGCCTTCGGAGGCATGTGCCTCGTCCTCGCGTTTCCGCTTCTCTTCTGTTTCTCGTTCTTCGTCAGTCATCGACTGATTCTCCCTAGCGCTTGGTCAATTTTTCGACTAACGCTTGCTTCTGCGGTTTCGCGGATGAGGGAGCGTAAATCCTCGCCACCTAACACGCGCGGTACCACTTGTTTTGATACAACTTCCTTTATTTCTTCAACGATGACCTCTCGGCTCGTCTCCTTCGCTGAAGCCGTCGCCTCAGATGTTGACCTCCCCGCCAATGACAGAGTGGCCCAGTACTCCTGCGACTTTTCAGACCGGAGTTGTACCCACGCCTCTCGCGGGACGTAGAGTGTTTGCCCGTTGCCGTAGTGACACGGGACTAAATCTTGTGGTGTTAGGCCAGATAGTGCGCCCATCGCGTTTACTAGGTCAGCATCGCTGCAACCTAACTCGCGTAGATTTTCCACCTGCTCCTGTATAGCCTCGAATCCGGCGACAATCTCGCCTAACCCGTTGCTGTTCGCCTCAATGCTGCGGGCCAAAGCCGACCAGAACGTCTGCTCCAATGGATCATCGGTTTCCTGGCTGCGGCCCATCAAGGCTGCAGGATCGGCGCCAATAGCAACCACCGACCCTTCACGGGCGATCGATTCATCGAAGAAGTGGCCCCACACGCCAGGATGGTCAGGATCGCGTTGGGCATCAACGAAGGCTGGATGATCGCTAGGCAGATTGCGTCGTGCGGTCACCTTGCCCGGAACTTCATCCCACCTAACAGACATCGCGTCGAGCGTTCCGCTGCGTACCATGTGCGCCATTCCACGCCTAATAGCGGCAAAAGGATCGTCGTCTCCACCGCTACCCATATCAAACGCACCCGTTACACGCAGAGAGGCAACACCATCTATACGGGTTTTTTCTGGGTTTGTTATGCGGCCTAACGCGGGAATGTGCCCGTCGCTTGAATGTCGGAACAACATCGGCATCGAGTCGGGTACCTGCATACCACGGATCGATAGGATATGCCCGTCGCTAGCTTCACCCTCGGATGCCAACACGGCTCTAAACGTACCCACTTCATCGTTGTCGCCAGCGCGCTCTATCTTGATGACTCGTTCTACCTTGTTAGGTATCCTGTCGTCGTTTTCATCATCCATGTTTACACCACATGCCTAACCCCCTTCGCCTTCATTGACGAAAACCGGCGTAACAAAACACCGACAGTTTACAATATCACCCGCAGGCAGACTGGGATCGTATGGCATAACAGCTAACGCTCCACTACCTAACCTAAACAAATCATCAAGATCAACTATCTGCCCATGCGCCGATGAATGAGAGTCTCTAACAAAACTATCCCGTGACGTGTTCCACTGTTTCTTCTCAACAACACCAGACTGGGCAAAGCTCTCTACCTGCGCCAACTGAACAGCCTTTCCTACCTCGGTACGTGCAATCGTGCGTGCACGTTTGCGGTTGGAAATCCTGGATTTAAGACGCTTAGCAAGCTGATCCGCACTCTCACCCTTTGACGTGCCCTTGATAAGTTCGCGCGTTATTAGGTTTTTGGTGTGCTTATCCACCTTGGTCACCATGTCTGCGTGTATTCGTTCCAGATGTTCTCTCATCCTGGATGTTAGGCGAAATTCTCCATCGGGGTCTGTTATGCTGAACGCGGATTCACCATTCTCGGTGAAGATCAACTCGCGAAGTCGCTTAATAGAAACCTCGTAAAGATGGGCGAACTCATTATTAAAAAACAGATCGTCCACGCTTATTCGAACACCACGGGTGATTTGACGTGGTGTGGGTAGTGGTAGCGCAGCGTGTAGGCGCTTAACAACGACATCGGCCTGCCCAGCAAACACAACACCCATAGCGCGTGCGAACTTGGCTACGTACTTCCGTTCATTGGCTACTACGCGTTTCCACACATAATCAGGTGATGCAAGCTTCTTCATATCATCCGTAACCACGGCACGATCCTCTGAACGTGTTAGGCGAGACCGTGGGTCCTCTAAGTCGGAGACAGACTCTAGGCCGAAGTCCTCATCACCCGTGTACGGAACTTCGTTGAACGAACCCACTGGCAGGTCGCCCCAGTCAGCGTCATCAAGTCCACGCTTCCTACGTACCTCGTTGACCACGATAACTTTGTTTGTTAGGTCGCTCTGCTCTTGCCTGAGGTCAAACTCCTTATCAGGTGCCACGAACTTAGCAAACTTGTACACGATACGAGCGTCAAACTGTGGTGCCAATTGCTGTGTTAGGGCACCCGTGAACAAATCCACTATAGGCTTAACAGTGTTCTTGTCGAACGTGAACTGGTTTGTGTCTGCGGATGCACGGTTAACATCGGTGACTAACCCGACGATTGAACCAGGTACGCCCATAGATGCCAACAGATGATCCCGTGCCGCAATACCTAACGCCACTGTGGACGAACCATCTGAGTTCATTCCCATTTCGTGGATCTTGAACCCTGGTGGCAGGATCGCGGGAACACCAGTGTGACTGCCCTTGCGTCGATGGTTAAGCTCTTTCCATGATAGGCGCCACGATTCAGCTTCACCAGGCTGGGGGGCAGGGGCTTCTGAATCCATCTCCAACACGGCACGCGGGGTAGCGTCATTCTCAAACGTAGACTTAACATGACCGACACGGAATCGTTCCGCGTTGTACTCGTCAGCCTGGGGTGCTAGGTCACCCTGCGACTGATACAGGGCGGCTGGGTCTGGACGCCAAACCCTTAGAACCTCGTGTCTTTCTAGGCGGATTTCTCGTCCGTTTGGACCTAACACATTGTAACCGCCTATCACGTCAGTGTGTGATGCCACGGGCTTAACCCTATCGGGTGGCATAGGCCAAAGTTCACGCGGTACCCCAGCACCGTCATGAAGGATCTGAAAGTAGGCGTTGCCGGTAATCTTAACCCACGCTCCCATCAGACCTAACATCAAGGGGAAGGAGAAGATTGGATTCGGATTAAACAGAATTTCGTTAGCTGGATGGGACGGAGGTAGGAGGGGATCGTGTTCCTCAGGTGTATCAGACCTAATATAGGCAGCAACTGTTAGGCCAGATAGCCTGTCGGTAATCGCACGCAATCCAACCGCGATCCAGCCTTTGACCTCCTTGAGCAGGTCTTCATCCGCGAACGCTGTACCCGTAGACCCCGCCAGACCACCTATGTTAAGCGTGGAATCATGGAATGTTATGGCGCTATCATGCTCTCGCCTAACAGCCTCAAGATACTTCTTCTCCGCGAGTTCTTCGACAAGGCGACTCGGTAGGTACAGACCCTCACTCATGCTGCAGCCCCCATCATCGCTATAGCGTCAGACCAACCGGCTCTGTTTTGCGACATCTCATTAAAACCTAACGCAATAGCGTCAGCCTGGTCATCGTGTGCGTGTGAGTCGTCAGCCTGCAGAGCTTCAAGTTCCTCGATGCAATCCGACACCCAAGGCCCGTTTACAAACGTGACGTTTCCAGCTTCACACTGGCTGGCAAAGGGACCGAACCGCGACAGCTTGGCTCCTGTGGCCGTTCTTCCCCTAACATCGAATCCGGCCAGCAACTTAACAAAGTGTGCCAGTGCAATCTTTCCTGCCGACCCAGGCTCCTGCTCAATGCGGATCTTGCACCCGTGCCCGTCCATATTAGCCGTGGACAGAACAGCTTTGTCTAGACCGTTAGGCGAGTACCGATTGCGCAACACAGGACCAACCCACCAATGCCTGTTCTTCTCCCACACACGGGCACCCGCAGTCCAGTCTGGATCTGTACCTGGGCGCTCCTTTGTAGCGGCGAAGTCCCACGCCCTAAATGACCTAGCATCGTTAGGCGGAGCGTCGCAAAAGTCGACCCACTCGCGTTTGAAGAAACCACCTGAGTTACGCGCTGTCCAATCGCCGTCAAGCAGATGTCGACGCGTGACAGGATCTAACTCGCTTAGTGTGGCCTCGTATTCTTTCCTGTCGACGTGGGGGTTATCACCTAACTTTGCAGGTAGGAACAGACGCGTATCGGTGTTAGGTCCAATGAACCGACGCTTAACCCACTCGTGGCCCACACCACCGGGGTTGCTTCCAGACCTAATACGGATTGGAACTTGTGAAAGCTCTCGTGCTGCAGCATCAGGACGTCTAGCACGTGAAAACAGGTACTGGTACTGTGTTAGGTTGAACTGTGTTAGTTCGTCCCACCCGATAAACTGATACGCCGCACCCTGGTAGTTGTACTTGTCGTTCTCGTACTGCAGGTGGCCAAACTCAATCGTGGCACCGGATGGAAACGTCCACTTGTGCCCCTTTTCGCTCCACGTAACACCGGGTTGGTTGATAAGCCACTCAGTAGACCGTGGTATTAGGCTGTCTGCCTTTGTTAGTTGTGGAAACGTCCGCCTTAACAACAGGGCTGAGTAGCCTGGGATGTGTACGTATTGTAAAGCTGCCATCAACAGCCAATCTGACTTCCCACCCCCAGCAGCACCACCATATAGGACCTCTCGGTGGGGTAACAAGAGTCCTGCATGCTGTCTGGGGGTGGGCGTATGAGGGGAGTAGCCAGCATCGGTGTACTCCAACGTGTGGTTTAACCCGTCACCGCTTATGTTAACATTAGGTGCTGCCACTAAGCACCTCGTGTAGAATACCAACAGTCTCTGTTAGGTGTTCAACCTCAAACGTCCTCTTGATTCGAATTGGCTCGTCCTCGATGCCCCCGTGCCTAACATTTAGAACGTCCTGGTGGCTGGTGCTGTTGGACTTCAGCATGAACTTCAGCATGTCGTTGCTTGGACCACTGAACCTAACATCGACATCGGCTGTGGCACGTGCCATACCAACCTCCTCAAGCTTATCAACCCAGGACTCGCGCGCAACATCCCACATCTCGTCAAACACGCCATCTATCTTGCGTCTGTGACGAAAACAAGCAACACTGTTACCCGCGTACTTGGCTGCACGCCTAACACTGTGGTACGTCGCATAATGCGCTATGAAAAGCTTAAGCTGGTCAAAGTCGATCTTCATAGCGGCTACATCAAGGGACGAAGCGTACTTCTCGACTTGGGCCACCCGTTCCCTAGCCATGTCCACTAGGTGGTCTGCACGTAGGTCATCGATGGACTTGTCCTCATCACCTAACGCAATATCGTATACCTTCACCCGTACGCTAGCCAGCCCGTTCACGCGAAAGCACTCCGGCCAAAACTCAGCAGTTTCGACCTCTTCAATCTGGTGCTGCTCTGTAGCGGTATTGCCTAACACAATATCCAGAGGATAGCAGAGGTATGGGGGCTGCTGAAATTCTTGTAGCACGCAACACCCCAGGTGCCCCCCCCCCACCTGTACCTAACATCAAAGAGGAGGGGTGGGATTAACACAGGATGGGATGGGATTAGTGTTAGGCGTACCACACTTCTTCGAGATCGACCCCTATTTGTCCCCTTTAGGGGGACGAAATGGGGGTCGAATCTCTGCAAAGTTACTGCTCAGATCATAGGGTAGACGTATAGGGTGATCTGTGCAGCCCACCCCTTGTCAGATCACCTAACACGTGCTCATTACCCTAGGGAGAGTGGCAGGAGAACACAGGTATATCACGAATCGGGGGTAGGACAACCCGAAAAAGCCTATAGCACGCTGTTAG